CAAACAAAGCAAAGGAAATAGATAGAATTCTTGATTTACACAAGTCAAGATTAACGTTGCCTGATACAAACAAAATTGCAAAACAGGCAAACGCAGAAGGAGGTAATGAAGTGTCAGAAAACACAGAAACACTAGCAGCAGTCGAAGAGACTCCTGTAGTTGATGCAGCACCTGCTGAAGAAGCAGCTCCTGCTGAAGCAGCTCCTGCTGAAGAAGCAGCGCCAGCTGAAGACGCTTCTGCCGAAACTCTGGAAAAAGCAGCCGACGTATCAGAAGTTGAGGTTGATGAACCTGATTTTGCAAAGATGCTTGGCGATCTCAAAGGCTTTTTCTCAGAAACTCTAAGTAAGGCATCCGAAGCTAATGCCGCACAAGTTACAGCTATCAAAGACACAGTTGAAACTTTCAGCAAGAGCGTTGATGGACGAATTTCAGAGTTGGCAGAACAACATGCAGCACTTTCAAAGGCTGTAGAAGATATCAAGAACACGATTGATGGCGTAGAAAAGCGTGTCGTAGCGGTAGAATCAGAGACCGCAGTTAAGAAGTCCTCTGACCTTGGCGGGTCACAGGAAGTAACAATCAAGAAATCAAAATGGAACGGTTCTTTCCTCGGTTCCGTGAATGAACTTTTAAAATAAAAGGTAGGTGAAAAATATAATGAGCAATGAAATGTTAGAAAAAGCAGTTGCAGCAAACACAACCGTAACAGGAAACATGACTGGATCAGCAGTGGCAAACACTGGTATCCACATTGGATCCGAAGGAGAAGGTGGCCTACTCAACCCTGAGCAGTCCGCACGTTTCCTAGATTACATGTTCGATGCAACCGTAATTGGTAAAGTAGCTCGTACTGTTCGCATGCGAGCAGATACGACTGAGATTGATCGTATTGGTGTTGGTGAGAAGCTTATGGTTCTCGCTACAGAAGCAGACCAGACTGGTGGAAACGCCGCTGTAACCTTCTCCAAGATCTCTCTTACAACAAAGAAGCTTCGTTTGGATTGGGAACTTTCAACAGAGTCTCTTGAAGACAATATTGAGGGTCCAGATCTAGAAGATCATATTGCCCGCATGATGGCAACACAGGCAGGTAATGACATTGAGGATGTACTCCTAAATGGTAATACTTCACTCTCATCAGATAACCTTTATAAGGCATTTGATGGTGTAGTCAAGAAGGCAAAGCAGTATGGTCACGTTGTAGATGCAGCAGGTGCTGGTATCAGCCGTGCCCTCTTCAACTCAGCTCTCAAAGAGCTCCCACGTAAGTACAAGCAACGTCGTTCCGACCTTCGCTTCCTTGCAGGTTCCAATTTGATTCAGGACTTCCTGTACGCAAACAGCATTGGAACAAACCAAACAATTCCACAAGATATCGCATCGTCGATCATCCGTGGAGAAGGTGTACAACCTCTAGGTGGTCCAGCTGGATATGTGGCTCCATTCGCATTCGGTATTCCGATTGTTGAAGTTCCACTACTCCCTGAAGCACAAGATGGTGACTACTCAGGCGAAACTGGCAACCATGGTGACGTCCACTTGACATTCCCAAATAACGTAGTTATTGGTATCAAGCGTGATGTAACCGTCTATCGCTTCTTCTGGCCAAAGAAGGATGCTATCGAATATACTCTGTATACTCGTGTTGGCGTTCAAATTGAGCAAGCAGACGCATGGGTTGTTGTTAAGAACGTTAAGGTCGCTTCCTAATTTAGGATTTAGATCTGCTGAAAGGCCCCCATTAATTTGGGGGCTTTTCCTTTTAATTTACTAATGCTATAATTAAATAACCTATAAAAGGAGAAATTAATGTCATTTGATACATTAAAAGTTGCAGAGTTAAAGCAAATTGCGGAAGACTTTGCAGTAGACGTAACAGAACAAAAAGGCAAAAAAGATATTATAGCTGCGTTGGCAGAAGAAGGCGTAACTTGGGCTATTTATAAGAAGGCCAAAGGAATACAGGAAGAAGAAGAAGAAATGAATGCTACTGCAACAAAGAAGACAGAGGCTAAAACAATTAAACAAGAAGACATGGTATTGGTAAAAATGACTAGAGCAAATTTTAGTTATGAAATTATGGGACATAGATTTACTAAAGATCACCCATTTGTTGCTATGGACAAAGATACAGCCCAAGCAATTTTTGATAAGGAGGAAGGCTTTGTTATGGCAACTCCAGCAGAAGTGCAGGAGTTCTACAGCTAAGCCAATTAAATGGCAGAGATATACATAAATACTAATTCCCCAATTACTCACAGAGTATTTTGGCAGGGTGAAATAACTGCTTCAGATGCAGTACCAACAGTAAAGGTGTATGATGTAACCTCTGATCCTACAATCAGCCCAGCGGTAAGTCCAAATACCCTTTTAACAACTCTTACATCTACAGCATCAGAAACTGATGCTGGAAGTTATTATGTAAACTTGCCTCTAAGCTATACTCAGCGTCAAAGAAAATTTAAACTCGTATGGGAGTATGCGGTAGGGGCTAGCCCTGTTTCTCATACTTCATATGTAGATATAACAACTCCATATACAAATATATATGAGGCAATGAATGAACTTAATTTTGGAGTAGATGCAAGCGATCCAAATTATAAGTCATATGAGGATGTTAAGCGGGCAGAAAGATTTGCTCGTAAATTAATAGAAGATTATACTGATCAAGATTTCTTTACTTACGACGATGTAGAGGTAGTATTCGGAAATGATTCAGATATCCTTCCTTTGCCATATAGAATTACAGATATTCATAAGTTATATCACAATGATATTTTACTTGTAGATAATTTGGCTAACCCAGTTGTAAACAATTGGCTATATGAACCAATGATTTCTGAAAGTAATTTTGGAATTAGAATTGATAGAACTAGCTTACTAGACAATACCGTATACATTGCAAATGGAATGGTCCCGCCGACAATTAATGATACATATAACGGCATGGCATTTTCTAAGAATGTAAGGTATAGAGTTGAAGGAAGATATGGCTGGGAGGAAGTTCCAAACAATGTCCAGTTGGCATGTATAGAGCTAATGAAAGATTACTTTGCTAAAGATACAGTTTGGAGAAATAAATACGTAAAGAACATACAGACATTTGATTGGCAGTTTGAGTATTCTGGAGACGCATACACAGGAACTGGAAATCAATTGGCAGATAAGCTGCTTGGTGCATATGTTCTAACACAAATGGTCGTGTTCTAAATGTTGGATCTAGTAGATTCAGTATTGTCCATGAAGATGGACGTTTATCGACAGATCGATTCACAGAATCCCGATACTGGGGCTATAGTAAAAGAATGGCTGTATTACAAAACAGTAGACTGCTCAGCAAAAGGTGTTATTAGCAACTCATCATCTACCCGTACGAATAGCATTCAAGCATTTGGTACTAAATATGTTAATGAAGAAATTTTGCAAGTAAGAACAGCACAGAGATTGACATTCAGAGAAAAGATTACAAACATCCGTGACTCTAAAAATAATCCGATATGGGTAGAATTAAATTATCCAACAGAAACCCCTACAGTATTTGAAGTAATAGGAAGCACCCCAGTAACAGATGGCTTTGGAACGGTGATAGCATATAACTCCGTAATAAAGAGATCGGAGAATCAGAACATTGGACTATAGTATTCCTTTAGTGCAGGCTTCTAGTGGGCTAAGGTCTTTGATGTCTCCTCAAAAAGGGGAGGTACTAAAGCAAAGTATCGTAGCTCAAATATCAGCGTATGTTTATTACAATGCACAAGTCATTAGCAAGCTGTCCTCAAATATAGCATTTAAAAATAAATTTAGAGAAGTTATATTTAATCAAATAGATAAAGATTTTGGAGAATTCGTAGATTCTCAGGCAAGAGTTAAGCCTAGATCATTGCACCATGTTTATGAATGGGACCAGGCTGGGGATAAATCAGCAAGACTATTTAAATTAAATAAATTAAATACAGAAGGTCTTGGCTTTTCTGTATCTTATGAATTTTTACCATCAAAAACATTCGCCTCAGCAGAAGGTAATCGCAAACATGTATTTGTAAATAAGGCGTCTGTGATGGAAGCTGGAATGCCTCTTAAAATTGCTCCACGCCATTCTAAGCGCCTTGTATTCGAAACCAATGGTTATACAGTGTTCATGCCAGAAGGGGCCTCTGTGACCGTTAGAAGGCCAGGCGGAACAGGTGTTAAAAATTCATTTATGATGACATATTCTAGATTCTTTAAAGGCAGTTTAGTTAATACATCAATTAGAAATTCAGGATTCCAACAATTGTTTAATAAATCTATGACTAGAGCTCTCAATCTCCCGTCAGAAATTAAAACAGTTAAATATTCGTTTAATCCTAATACATTATCAATTCAGGCAGACAGCGCTTTGTCTGCAGCATTTGGAGCCGCATTATGACAGTAAATTATAAATTAGACGCAATGCTTGAATTGCGTAAATATATTTGGACTAAATTGCAGGCGGCAGGAATATTCGATCCAGAAGATTATTGGAGCGACAATATAGATGAGACAATAGTTCCAATATTGCCAGTACAGCAACAACCAGAAATGAATCATTTTTTGAGCGGGAAGAAGCATATAATCTATGACAAGATAGGAGTATCTTACGATACCCTATGGTTAATATGCAATGAGCAAATTCTATTTACCGTCTATTCAACAGATGTTTCTGAAATAAATGAGATTAGAAACTTTATGATAGATGAATTCCGTAGAATGGACGAATCGGCAACGGATGTAAATAGGTCATCTGGATTTAATTTAGATAAGTTTAAATTCCATAGCATCTATGTCTCCGATATGTCCCCCACGGAGCCTTCAGAAGAACTCCAAGGCTTCTTTTCAGCCGATATAATTCTTGAGATCAAGTATTCACGCATAACAAATACCTCTGGACGATACGTTTAAGTAGGTTTGCCTTTTGACCCTTAATGGCCTAAAATTGGACATAGAGGAAAGAGGAAAGGGCCTAGCCAGCCTAACAATTTAATTTTCGAAAATTAGGAGGTAGAAACAATGGCATTTAACAATGCTAAAAACATTATTGTCGGTGCAGCTCCAGTTTATATTTCAAAGCTTGACTCTACAGACAACTCATACGTTGAGAATATGCTTGATAACGGCACAGTAGCCCCAACAGCTCGTGCAACATTCGTTCCTAGTGATACTTATTTCCGTAACGTTGGTTTTACTAACAATGGTCTACAGATCACTTATAACCCAACATATGAAGACGTTACAGTAGATCAGCTCCTTGATGCTGCTAAGCTGTTCAAGTCTTCCATGCAGGTTATGATTATGACCGAAATGACAGAAGGAACTCTTCAAAACGTTCTCACAGTATTTGGTCAAGGCGTAAGCACTTTGAAGAAAGATAATGCACAGTCATCTGATACTTATCCAACCCGTGCTGCATCAAGCGCAAATGATAAAGACCTTACTCTAGGTCTTGAAGCAGGTGCTCTTGGAATTGCTCCAACAGAGCGTCAGCTAATCTCAGTTGGACAGGCTCCAACATTCGCTTTGAACAGCGTTGGCGCAGAAGTCTCAGCAACAACTGAGCGTGTATACTATGCTCGTCGTGTTCTCTCTGTTCAACAGAGCCAGTTCACCCTTGCTCGTAATACACCAACTACATTCCCAGTAACCTTCCGTCTTCTCCCAGATGCTCGCTATGCGGGCTCAGAATACGGCAAGATTATTGACCGTGTAATTGCTTAATTAAATTTAAGTACTAGCAAAACCCCCATTTTTATGGGGGTTTTGTGCTTGTGTTAATAATATCCATTTGTTATAATGTTTATAACTATCCAAGGAGGATAAATTGGCTACTACAGTATACGACGTAGAAGAAATTAAATTACAGAATGGCGCAACAGTTCAGTTGAAGCCATTATCAATTAAACAGTTGAGAAAATTCATGGCTGCCATGAATAAGGCTCAAGAATCAACTACAGAAAATGAATCGTTAAGCGTGTTGATCGACGCTTGTGCTATTGCTTTGGAAACACAACTTCCAGACTTGGTAAAAGATCGTGATGCTTTAGAGGAAGCGCTAGATGTTCCAACAATTAACAGAATTCTAGAAATCTGTGGAGGAATTAAACTAGACGACCCAAACCTAATAGCGGCGGCGGTTCTGGCTGGTCAGAACTAGACCTTGCCGCTTTAGTAAGACAAGTTTTTCTTGTAGGTGCTTGGAAAAATTACCAAGAACTAGAAGAAAACCTCTCTCTACCAGAACTATTGCAAACGATAGAATCGATGCAAAAGAGAGAGAAAGACAACAGAATATTCTTGGCATCTCTGCAGGGAGTCGACATTAGAGATGAGCAAGAAAACAAAGGTCCAACCTTTGAAGATTTACGACTACGGGCATTAGGAATTAATGCCACTACTGACGACGTGGTATCACTGCAGGGCCAAATCGCAGCAGAACAAGGATTCGGAATCGGAATGGGACTTGGATACTCTGAGGAGTAATTAATATAGATGGCTGACGAAAAAATAGTAACTAGTATAGTTGCTAATTCTGATTTTTCAAATCTCATTGCCGATGTGCAACGAGTTACAGGCAGCCTATCTAAATTACAGCAAGAATTTGCTGGTGCCAATAGAGCACTTGCAGGTCAAATAGGTGCTACAAACGCAATGTTCTCTGAGACAATGCGTAAGACTGGTCAGTTTTCTACACATTTCGTCAGCTTAACATCAGATGTAGAAAAATTTGGTCGGAATTTAGACAGTGGTAGATTAAAGCTAAGAGACTATTTTAGAGCATATCAAGATCATGCAAGAACAAATGGCGGACTTATAAGAGATCTGGCTAAACAACAGGTCCAGATGCAAAATGCTGTATTGCAACCCCTAGGTAGAAATGCTCAGGGGTTAATGCAATATAATGTTCATATTCCTAGAGGTCTAGATTTAACAAAGAATAAAGCAGCACTGCTGAAGCAAGAACTTCAGATAATGAATAAAGTGATTCAAGATGGCGGAGTACAATTAATTAACTGGGGTAAAAATACTCAATGGGCAGGACGCCAGCTAACAGTAGGATTAACGTTGCCATTGGCTGCATTCGGTAAAGCGGCAGCAGATGCATTCAAACAGGCGGATCAAGAATTAACACGTTTAACAAAGGTTTATGGAGATATAGCAGGAACATCTTCGCAAGAGCTTGGAAAAATTAGAGACGAAGTAGCAGCCACTGCAAAAGAATTAGCATCTGCAATGGGTGTAAGTTTTACAGAAACTATTGGACTTGCTGCAGATATCGCTGCTACTGGAAAAACTGGAAATGAATTATTAGCCTCAGTTTCTGAAACAACACGTTTGGCTGTTCTTGGTGAAGTAGATCGTCAAGAAGCAATGAAGGCAACTTTAGCTATACAGTCAGCATTCAAATCAAATACTCAAGAGCTAGCAGAAACAATTAACTTCCTGAACGCAGTTGAAAACCAAACATCGACAACTCTAAATGATTTAGTAGAAGCAATTCCAAAAGCTGGACCAGTAATTAAAGGACTTGGCGGAAGCGTACAGGATCTTGCACTTTATCTTACTGCTATGCGTGAAGGTGGAGTAAATGCATCAGAAGGCGCAAATGCCCTAAAGTCAGCTCTTGCATCTTTGATTAACCCAACAGATGTTGCAGTAGATAAATTTAAAGGATTTGGAATTGACCTTCTTGGAATTGTAAAAAGTAATGCAGGTGATGTTACAGGAACACTATTAGCACTACAAGCGGCTCTAGATAGACTTGATCCTCTATCAAAGCAGCAAGCAATTGAACAATTATTTGGAAAGTTTCAGTTTTCAAGACTAAATGCATTGTTTGAAAATTTAGGTCGCCAAGGAAGTCAGACGCTTCAAGTTTTAGATTTGATGAAAGCAAGCGCTGGAGAATTAGAAGCAGTAGCTGGACGAGAGTTGGCGGCAGTAACAGAATCAGCATCAGGAAGATATCGCAGAGCAGTAGAGGGATTAAAAGCAGAACTTGCAGGAGTGGGCGATGAATTCCTAGATATTGGAACAAAGCTTGTAAATGTTCTTAGTAAGATAATTGACTTTGCCCAAAAATTACCAGACCCAGTTAAAAAGATAATGGCATTCGGAGGAGCATTTACTGCAATAATTGGTCCAGTAATTATGCTTACTGGTGTTCTTGCAAACTTCTTTGGTTACATTATTAAAGGTCTTGGACATTTTAAGGCTTTATTTAAAGGTGCTGAAGGGTTCAAACTTTTAACTCCAGAACTCATGGCAGCAAGAGCCGCAAGTGCACAACTATCAGATGAATTTTATTCTGATGCAGCAGCTGCAAAAACCCTTAGCCTAGCAATTGAAAAATTAAATGCAGATCTAAATTTATTGCAACAAAATGCAACTAACATAGCTGGCATAGGTACAGGAGCTGGAAGAGCAGTAACGACAATAGGCGGAGCTCCAATAATGACCATGGGCGGTCCAAGAACGGTAGACCCAACACATCCATTACTAGGAACAGAATCAAGAGCAGCAGCACATTTAAATCCAAGAGATCCAAATAATCCTTCTACAATATTTGGCTTAACCATGCAGCCAGTTCCATTAAATAGAAAAATTGGTAGAACTCCTCAAGTCATGATGACAGAAAGACTCCCAAATATTGAAGGTTTAACTTCTGTCGGTGGATATTCAACTGGAGTTGTTGCTGGCGAGCATGCTAGATATGCTGCTCTTATGGCAACTCTTGGAGTTCAAAGCAGACAAGAAATTGAACAGCTTAAGAAAACAATTGCTTTGGGTGGACAAGTATCAAAAGAATTTATTGATACATTTGATGATATTCTTCCAATTACACAAAGACTTACACAAAATGCTGCAACTCAATCTTCTGCAATTGTTGCAGATTTAAGAGCAGGTAAATTAAATGTAGAACAAGCAAGAGCAGCAATTATCGCAGTAAATGCTGAACTTGAAAGAATGATGGGAATGCAGGTAAGTCAATATGCTGCAGGTCGTGGTAGAACAATTGATTTGACTAAAGCCCCATTAATCGACCAGCCAGTTGTAGATGTATCAGGAAAACCAAATCTTCGTGGAATGTTCCGCCAAGGCGCATTCCTAGATGTTATGCAGGCAGTAGGACGTGCAACAAGAACAAGAACAGTAGGCGGACCATATAGTATTGAAACTACAAGACCACAAGGATTAAATTCTGGCGGACAAGTTTATATGTCAAGCGGAGCAATGGTGCCAGGACCAAATGTAAATGCAGATGTGGTTCCAGCAATGCTAACTCCAGGAGAATTTGTTGTAAATAGAGAAGCAACAGCTGCTAATTTACCATTACTCATGGCAATTAATGGCAATAAAGGTACTGGCGGACCAGGATTTAACGGCGGAGGATTCCTTCCAGCTAGAATGCTTTGGCAAAGCTCTAAAACAAATATGATACTTGCACATCCATCGCAAGCAGCAAGACGTAGATCTTTAGGCCTACCACCAGGAACAACAGTTCCTGGAAATATATTTGCTCAAGACTTCATTAACTTGTCTAAGCAAGGAGTCCATCCAGCTGGACTAGTTTATGATGTAGGGTCAAGGTTGGGGTATGGCACAGCAGAAATGCAATCTTCATTAAATAGAATGAATGATGAAATTATATCTAATCTATCTAAGGCTGGAAACATATCTTCTGATGATTATGACAGAATAGTTTCTCAAACAATGGATAAGCATCTTTCTAAAATTACAAGAAGTAGTTCAGCATTAGGAAGACGAGTATCTCTATCTGAAGAAATAGCACAATTAGGATTTGAAAGAAATGAAAGAAATAGAGGAATAGCTCCTGGAAGTTTAAGACAAATGGGATTTGATGGACAAAGAATACCGCAACCTCTTATTTCAACAGGCGGCGGAATGCCAGCAGGAATGGCTGAATCTCATTGGTCAAGAATGCAAGAGCTTTTCCCAGAGTCCCAAAGGAGACAGTCGCCACAATTTGGTAGAGGAAGAACAATGACCTCTATGTTTGGTGCACAAAGAGGACATGTTGGTGCTTCTGCAATATTTAGAGCAATGTCAAGAGGCAGAATAAAATTTAATAGAGGTGGAATGGTTCCTGGGTATCAACTTGGAGGAAGAATTTCTGGAGGAGGTGGGCTATTAGCAAGCCTACTTCTTGGATCATTAGGTTCTATGGCAGGATCTACAATAGGATCTAGATTTGGAACTGGCGGATCTATGCTTGGCGGAATGCTAGGGTACATGATTCCAGACTTATTGATGGGAAGATCTGGCCGTTCTGGAATAACTCCTTCACAAAGATTAGGATTGCCAGGACCATCTCCATTTGGACCAACACTTGCAGAGCAAATGGGATTAACTCCATCTGGACCAAGCATGGCAGTCGGCGGACTAGGAATGCGTCAATCTGTATTTGCTGGAACTCGTTTCGCAGGTGGAATTGCAAATATGGCAGATGGTCCAAGTAAGTTTGCATCAATTGCTGGTAAAGCTTTAGCAGGAGTTACTAGATTAAATGTAGCACTGGCTGCTGGAACCACAATAGTTGCTGGTGCATATAAGGCTTGGCAAAACTATAATGAGACTCAAAGGTTAAGCGCAGCGGCATTTGGATTAACTGCAGAGTCTGCACAAAAAGCAGGACTCAAATTTACTGATTATAATGCAAAAGTAAAAGATGCTATCGCAGCCCAGAAGTTAATGATAGATCAAAACATGCTTACTTATGAAAGCTTGCAGTCTGCTGGAACTC